TACAGCCTTTTGAGTCATGGTATCCTTTTCACTCATTGGGAGATTCCCAAAGTCATTCTGGGGATTATGTGCTTGGAAGAATTGATCTGATTCTCCTCCTGCAAGCACATAGTCTAAGTGTCGTTGAACTTCTGGAAATTGCTCGAACAGTTCTTGTATCTGATTCTCTGCAACTTCTTGAGAAATATCTCTCACATATTCTGTCAGGCCTTCGACTGTATCGTCGTACTCATTTTCGAGCTCGTAACCTAGAATATCAGAGATTTGGGTAGATATAGGTGAGTCTGATTCTTCATCTTCATTCTCACTTTCATACTCATCTTCTACGTAGGTTTCTTCTTGTGGACGTTGATAATCATCATCATCATCATCTTCGTCCCCATACTCCCTAGCATCCTCGTCTAGTTCGTTGTCAATAGGTTCTTCTTCCTCAACTTCTTGAGGCAAGGTTTCTTCAACTACATCAAGGCCCGGGGCCCCGTCACCGATAACGTCATCAAACGATATCGAGTTGAAGTCTAATTTGTCATTTGGGTCTGTCATAACGCAAAGGTATTTAGTGTTTTAAGGTTTGATTTTATAAAAATATTTTTTACACCAGTTATTATTATATGCCACTGGTCTTTTACTTGTATCTTTTTCTCCTCAGTTTTATGTACCCGCCTCTTTTGTTTTGCACTGTGCCTGGGGCGTCTAGGTTCCTGTCAAAGAAGTCATCTGCAAGTTTTTCTTTGGCACTCGGACCAGATATAGAACCAGTACTTTTAGATCCTCCTTTACTGGGTTTGTACAAGTTTTCTATTTGATCTAGGTACGTTCTTGATCCTCTATCGAACTTTATCATCTCGTCCAGGGCATCGTCCGCTTTTCTTTGCAGCTTACGGTTGAACAAGCGCTGTTCTGCTCTATACTGACTAGGTATATGGTAATCTAGAAATCTGTTTATGTCTTTTTTAAAGTCATTAACAGGTCCTCTAGACAGTGGTGCAAATCTGTTTTGCAAACTTCTGCTTATTTCTCCATAGGGATTAGCGCGTATATTGGTATATCCCATGTCAAGCTTTTGTTGGAACTCTGCTCTTATAGGTTTATAGATATCATCGTACCCTATATCTATACCTTGGTCTATCCTTTGCGCAATTTTTTCATTACGAATTACCGCCTCTTTTTGTGCTTGGGCATTACGAAATGCTATTCCTGCGTTTCTACCCTCATCCGCCGCTTTTTGAAAGTATCTTTTTACTGCACGGGAGGGCTTAATCAGCTGTCCTATACCTAGAAGGTCTTCTACATTGACAGGGGAGTAGTCTATTCGCCCCGAAGGAGGTAGATGCAAATCACTGTATGGGTTAAATGCTTCTTGGTCTTGCAGTTCAGGCATAGATACACGAGTGTTGTCTGATGCAAACGTACCTTCTTGTGCCCTTGTTCTTAGTTCTTTAGGGACTGTAGGAGTGGGGGGAAGTGGGACAGTATTTCTATTAGATATCTCTAACCCAAGCTCTCTGTTGCTCTTTGTCTCTCCTGGGAATCTCCCTGCAAAGTCATGTTCAGTAGTATAGTTAACCCATTGTGCATCCCTCTTTTGATTAGGGAATACCTTGGGCTGCATCTCGTTCATATACTCACCCGGGTTGTATCCTCCTACTTGTTGTTTTTTCCTAGGAGATTTGAGATGTCTTTCTATCTCTAAGAATTTTTCATATGCACCTGGGTTGTACTCTTGTATTTGCTGTCTTTCTTCAGGATTGTAAATAGCCTTTTTAAAGTCTTCTTCGCTGCCCTGAAAGAGTAGGTTACGAATCTTCCCATCTATGTAGTTCTGTCGAAACTGATCGTACCCATCTTCAGCTAGTCCCTCTTCTCTAGCCAGCTCGTAGAAGTGCTTAGGGTCATCTTCCCCGAGAGTTTCCCCAAACTCTTGTACTAATCTGTTGTACTCAGGGTCTTCTGCTGGAAGACCATGAAGCATATCTAGTGCTACGTTCTGAGCATTATTAGTCTCAGGGTTTACTAAGACGGTATGTCTTCTATCTGAACCTGGGTGTTTAACTCGCGCACCGCTAGGGTAAGTAATAGCTTTTTGCCCAGGAGCAAAGTATTCTATATCTCCTATTCCGGTGAGGTCTCTAGTAAATTCTTTGTCAGCCTTAACCTTTACATTTCCAAGCGCCTCTAACGCGGGGAACATTTCTAGTGCATCCTTCTTTAGTCTGCGCCCTCCTGACTGCATACGTGCAGGGGTCTCAAGTACAGTCCCTTCATTAGGACCAGTGTCTAAGTTTTGAATACCGGGAGGAACAGACTCGTACGATTTGACTAAGTGTCCCTGCTTATCATACTCCTTGATATCAATCGGGGCTTTCATCCCGACTGTATTGAATGGGGTATTAGGAGGAACATCAGAAAATGTCATAGATGCGTCCGTTCTCCCGGCTTCATGAAGTGGTCTTAGTCCTTGTTCTTTTTGCTCTGGGGTAACTGCAGTAAACATAGATTCTTGTTGAGCACCTGGCATTCTTTCAGCTTCTCTAAACAAGTCTACATAGCTACCTTGGTAGCCATTCATTTTTGCCTCTTGGACAATTCGTCTACGTTCTGCGTTGTTCATTCTCCGTTAGGGATAGTGTCACCTTCTTTGTCAAGTGCTTTCTCTTTGAGCTTTATTTCTTGCTCTTTGACTTCGAAATCTCGCAGCATCTTTTCCATGTCAAGCTGAAGTTTGTCAGTCTGATCTTTAGACTCTGCTTGTATGAGAGCTTTCTCTATCTCAACCTGACGGTCTTTGTCTTTGCTAAGCTCGTCCATTTGCATCTGCTGTTGTTGCATTTGCATTTGTTGCTGCTGCTGTTCTTGCTGAGCTTTTTGTTGCGCTTGTTGCAGTTCTTCTTGAGCTTTCTCTGCTTTACGGATCTTGTCTTTGAGTCCAATGAAGTTTTCAGTATCAAACATGTCAAGGACTGCAGATGCAGGCACCCCGTTTTGTACCATGGATTGTCCGATAGCTCTTGCTTGCTCAAGCTTGTCTTGATCACGGCCAGCGTCAGACACAAAGATCCCAAACTCAGATTCCATTAATTCCATAGATGAGATGTCAAACATCTGTATTGTAGTATCAGGCATGACGTACATACCTTTCTTCCCGTTTACCCAAGCTTCTTTGGAGTAATCAAGCATACCTTGGAGCTCACGTTGTTCAAAGCGAGAGAACTTGCGGAAGAGGTCTTCAGTAATATGATTTGATTGTACGATAGCTTGCTGTGATGCAGCTTTACCTTCGTATGGTCCTATTCCTCCTTGCCTTTGTCTATTGACTCCGGATATCTTCTCCCATTCCTGCTGTATGGATTCGAGTAGTTGCAGGTATTGGTCAATAGTCTTGATGGACATATCTAGTACAGACTGGTGCTGTGGGGATAGCTGTATACCTTCTTTGTTGTAGTCAACCCATGCAATACCTGTACCTTCTACGAAGTACATGAACTTATCCATGTCCCACTTCTTGGGGATCATGTTGATGTCAAACTGAGCTATGATATCTTTAGATCTCGCAATAGCCAGTTCCATACGATACTTGAAGATGTTGTAGTTCAGCTGATACGGGATCCCAAGACTCACCAACGAAATATTGTCAGAGTTTATGTCTGAGTACTTTCTCCCATTTATTGGAAGTTTGCACTTAGACGGGTTGTCCATAGAAGTACGTTGATTCGGTAAAGGATTGATGTCTATGTAAAATCTACCGTCTATTCGCGTGCCTTCCCATACTTCATTGACCCACTCATACCTTACTTTGGCTCCAGCTTCTTTTTGCTCGGCACTCATCCTAAATCCTTCCCGAACAATCATTTCTTCTGACATTCCTGTTAAAGGATCAGGATAAGTCAGAAATCCAATGCGCTTACGACTTTTCCAGTATACAGTAATGCATTCTATGAGTCTATTGCGGTAGATGTTTTCATCGCTACCGTTAGCTTCTGCTCTGTATAGCAAGTAAGAATCAGCTGATGTCTGCTGTGGGTTTTCGAGCTCTAGTATTTGCTCGTCTGTCAGGGACTCTCCGAAGATATCTATGACTGTAGATGCATGTGCGTACTTGCGTACCATAGCCCAATCCCCATCTTCCACAAACTCTAGGTCTGGGTCTTTGTCGTAGTCTATGTCTAGAGGGTTGAGTATTTCGTAGAAAGTCTCGTTTCTAACCACTCCTTTGTGTGAGTATACTTCTCCCGTAACCAAGTAATGGAAAAATCCTTTTATGAATTTATCTTTTACTTCCTGGTTTTGCATTATGTAGTTAATGGCAGCCTGCCCTTTAAGTGCTCGGCTGTCTACGTAAGTTCTTTCGAACTCCTCCATTATTTGCTTTGGGCCCTGCAAGTCAGTCTGTCCTTCTTGGACTTGCATAAACATATCGCTGACTTTTTGTAGCAGAGTCTGATATTTTTTCTCTTCTCTAATAGAAACACTGTCAGAGTTGGTAACTGTAACCGTGTAGTTTAGAGGTCTTTTTGACTTCTCCCCAAGTAGCAAGTCTATGATAGGCTTGATGATGGGGTAGTTCCTGAGCTTAGATGGGAAGTTATTCCTAGTCTTACCGTAAGGCTTGAGCACATACCGGTAGTCCTGCTCATCGATAACTCCGTTGTAATAGTCGTACAGTGACTTGAGATATGATCTCCGTTCACTGACCCCGAACTTAGATAAGTCTATGTAAGCTTCGACACA